TTATTAAGTCCATATCAGACATTTGAGAATACAGGCAGAAAAAGATGGCCATTAGCGTATAATCCCAAAGCCCTAATCGCCAAAAGTATAAGAAATTTAGCACAGGGACGAATTGAACAAAAATTAACAGTTAGGAGAGTTTAATGGCATCAACCTACAGAACAGAACGAAAAAAGATAGTTGATGCTTATGTAGATGAGCTCAAAACTAAAGTTAATGGAACAAGCCCTTATAATTCGAACCTTTTTAATAATGTAGAAGGGCACACAGTTTTTATCGATCAGATATCACAGTATCCAAAAGTATGTGTAGTAGCTGGAGATGAAACGCGGGAATATCAACCCGGGGGTCTTAAGTGGAGATACTTAAATTTAGAAATCCGAGCATATGTCGAGGACGAAAATGATCCACAAGAAGAACTAGCTCTTTTATTAGAGGATATTGAAAGAGTGATTGATAACAATGATGTTTTGACTTACGATGATACTGTAAGTCCAAATTTAACAACAACTTCCTCAACTATATTGACTATTTCAACAGATGAAGGTGTACTATCACCATTAGGAGTTGGAGAAATAGCAATACAAGTAAGGTATTAAAATAGAAATTACAGGCAGGTAAAAATCTAGCCTAGTACTTTCAAAGAATAGAAAATAGGAGAAAAGCAATGGCTTTAAATCTTTCAAGAAATACGAAAGTATTTGTAAGCTCAGTAAATGGCGTTCCTACAGCTGGAGGCCAGTTTTTAACGGGCTATATCAGTACAGCTGGCACTGGCTATGTTGCAGGTGATAGACTCGAATTCAATAAGAATTTTACTGGAATCGCTGAATCTGTAGATGGCAGTGGCGGTGTTACAAAGTTAAATATCCCTAGTAATGGGATAGGAAACGGCATAACAGCTTCCGAAGAGTTGACCGAAGCAACAGCTTATACTACAGCAGGTGTTGCTAGTAGTGGGCAAGATTGTGATGTTGAAGTTGTAACAGTTGGATCAACAACAACTGGTTCTATAACAACAACTGAAGGCTCAAGAACAGCTACTGGTCGTTTTGTTGGTAATGGTACAGGCGCAAACTGCTTTAGAATAGGTGTATTAGATGGATATAGCTTCTCTCAAGGAAGTGAATCTACTGACGTAACCATTAATGAAGCAGGTGCTACACCAAGTCGTGGATCTAAACGATTCAATGATGCATTACCACCCGCAGAGTGGTCTTTTGCAACTTATGTTAGACCTTTTATTCATGGAGCCGATAGTTGGAGAGCAGTTAATACTTATGATATGTGTGAAAACATACTATGGAATGCTTTAGCTGGAACAGCTATTACAGGAGCTTCAGGTGCCGCTGTAACTTGTGAAGCAAATGCAACAGCAGGTAGTATTACTACTGGCGGTAATGTAGTCTTTACAAATTCAAATAAGCATGAACTTTTGAAACTCAATATCTATTTTGTACTAGAAAATACAACTTATAGACTTAATGATGCTCAAATAGGTACTGCAGAAATTGATTTTTCAATTGACGGTATCGCTCAAATTACGTGGTCTGGTAGTGCAACTACTATTGATCAGGTAACTACAGCGTCTGAAGATCCTTCCAAATACTTATCTATAGTAACAGGATCCGATGCTTCAGCACAAACTTCTGGCAATACAGATACTTATACAGAAACGTATAATTATGCAGATTCAACAGGTCCAAGTGATGCTGATTATTTAAGAAATAAACTCTCAGCACTATATTTAGATACTAATGCTCAAGGAGGCGGAGCCTCTTCACAGGGATTAGACGCTAGGACTTATGATATTAATATAACTGGCGGTAGTATTACGGTAGAGAATAATATTACTTATGTAACACCAGAAACTATTGGTATCGTTGATAAACCAATAGGTTCCTTTACGGGATCAAGAACAATTAGTGGTTCATTAACTATGTATCTTGATACAAAAGCTAATGGATCAAACCAACTATTATCAGATTTAGCAGGTGCAACTGACTTGGTTAGTAACTCATTTGACATGAGCTTACTAATGGGTACAAACTATGAATCCAATAAACCAGCAGCAGATAGGGCAGATAATGCTCACGCAGCTGGAGACTTTACTGGACCGGGTGTAGAATTCTTTATGCCTAAATGTCATTTATCTGTACCAGCAATTGAAGTTGGTGACCTAATCTCAGTTTCAGTAGAATTTATCGCACAAGGTGATTCTATGTTAACAACTGATGAAATGAGTGTTAAGTACATGGGTACAGTCAGTCATTCAGATAGTAGAGGTTATGACCACAATGGTACGGCTAACATTAATGTAGTCAACGCCGCTTAGGCAATTAACATGTCTTATAGTTTTCTTCGTGAGAGTAAACTATACATAGTGTATGGCAGCGGGAATGGTGTAAAGTATAGACTTTATACCTCCTCTGCCATCACTTTCAATCAAACATTTGCGGAAGATTCGTATTCAGTAAAAACTTTGCACGATCAATCAAAAATGTTTGAAGGATCAATAATAAATAAGGCAAATCCTGCCTCGTTTAGTTTTGACATTCCTTTGACAACCGAGGCTGATGAATCTATTATATTAGATTTAGCAGTAGATATAGCCTCTGCAACAGCAGAAGCTAATATAGAACCTCAAAAATTAAAAACATTTCAAATTTATGTGCAAACAGAAAGCACAACATGGAAACTAGAAAATGCTGTAATTACTTCAGCTAGTTTGGATTTTATACCAAGTAATCCATTCACATTAAGGCTCGAAGGAGAAGGAACAAAACTATCAAGGGTAGGAGATAACTCATACACAATCCCCTGCGATTCATCATTCACCGAATCGTCAACAAGAACCCCTCTCATAGTGTATCCAAGTATTTCATTAGGAGGAACAGCTGTAGCAAATATAATGAGCTGTAACCTTTTAATACAAAATGAAATAAGTTGGAATCCACACACAAACCTTCATAGCAGTTTATCTAATACTACAATGTTTCCAAGTGATTTCACTTTGGAAAAGCGTACTATTTCGGGAGAAGTACGTCAGTACCATACAAATAATAATTATAATGATCATAGTGATTTTAGCACGAACGTTAATTTACAAATAACAGCTAAAAAAGTATCTGACGATAATGACTTCTGGAAAATAACAATAGATCCAGCTATGTATACCTCAAGGGTTAATCCTGAAGAAGTATATACTACCAGTTATGATTTTAGATCTTTAGATAATACTGGCACGGTAAATGCTGCAATCACTACATATCCACCTAGTTAGGAGAAAATAAATGGACTTAAAAAGCCTGTTGGTCGACACTAAGACCACATGGGTAGAGTTTCCGGGTCTCGATGGATTTGAAGTTGAACTAGCGAACCTCTCCCGAAAAGAACTCGTCGCACTACGAAAAAGGTGTACATCAAACAAATTTAACAGAAAAACTAGAGCTTTTGAAGAGGTTCTTGATGATGAAAAGTTTGTAAAAGAATTTACAGAAGCAACTGTTAAAGGTTGGAAAGGATTAAAATTAGTATATCTTGAAGATTTAGTACTTGTAGACTTAAAAGGACAAGACGGAGAAAAACTACTTCCTTTTACTATAGAAAATGCTTTACAATTAGTAGAAAATTCAAGTGAATTTGATAACTGGCTCAACGAGGTAGTCTTTGATTTAGAGCACTTTCGTACTGCAGAGCAAGAAGAAGATACTAAAAAAGCTAAAGTTGTTTCTAGAACATGACAATATAGGCATGACAAAAGACCAATACTTACGTATGGTCGAACAAACGGGCGAAGAAATTGATTGGGAAAGATGCCCTCCAGATATGGACGATTTTCCCGATTCAGTACATACGGCATTAACTATTTATAATTCATTAGGAGATAAAATATTTGCAGATGTTGGTTTTACTGGAAAAGATTTCACTAATTTATCATTTTTATATGATAACTACTATGTAGAAAAACACGAAAAAGATTGGATATTTGAAATACTTTTATATATTGATTCACATAATATAAAAGCATCTCAGGCAGCCATAAAAGCTCAATACGATAAAATTAAGAAGAAATAAATGGCACAAGATGAAATCATTTTAAAACTGCGCGTAGATGATGGAGAATTAAAACTCTCTACAGCTACTATCGAAAACCAATCTAAAACTATAGATAAAAATACCAAGAAAAAGAAACAAGGTACTAAAGCTAGTAATAGATTTAATAAAGCTGAAAAAGCACTATACCAATCAAACCTTTCTGCCTCTAAAGGCTTCTCAAAAATGAATCAAACTATGGGCGGAAGCTCAGGTTTGGTCGCAGCTTATGCAACATTAGCTGCAAACGTCTTTGCTGCAACCGCAGCTTTTGGAGCACTTTCTCGTGCTGCACAATTTGAAAATCTTAGAA